CGCTGTTTGGTCAGCGATGCTGAAAGCGCCTGAAACCTCTTGCGGCATGGGTATTCGTTGCACTTCTCGTGGAGGAGGTACAGCAACTGAAGGATTATTCTTATCAAAGGCGTTATAGACGAGAGATGATGCGCGCTGAGGATTAGTATAGGCTTCGGTATATTCAGCAGGGATTGCTTCTTTAGGTACAATCCATTTCTGCATGACCATGTTTTCTAATTCATTTGCCCAGGTTTGGGTCGCAAAGTTCTTAAGCTTTTGTATGCCTATGGCGTGCCAAGCATAGGGTTTGGTAAATTGCTCAACAGGCATACCAGACCCATTGCGTAGATACTCACTATCGCCGTCAACAAAAATAAGTGGAAGAGATTTAAAAATAGTTTCATGATAATCAATAATTTGAGTTTCAATTAATCGATAGCGCACTACCTTGGTGATGTAAGTTTTTCTTTTGTTGATAACGACAGGTAGTTGAGCAATCGTGCCCATTTCTTCCCATTTTAGGGTGAATTGTTCATACTCTGCGGCTGTCATAACGCTGCCATCTGACAACTCGACTATTCTTTCTTTCTTTTTAGTCTTTTCGTAGTAATCACAGACTAAGATAATATCTTCTTTGGAATTGTTATAAGACCAGGTGTAGCCTTCTATAGAGCGCTGAAAGGACATTCTATCTAATAGAACATTTGGATATTCGCTTTCAAATGCCTCGCGTGTCATTGGCACTGATTCAAAACAATAGGTCGCATCACCTTTATGTTTTAATTGTGCGAGAGGATCAAAACCAACAAGGGTAGGATCATAACAACGCGATAACTTTATTCTTTGTTTAAAACTCTTTTCGGTTTCATATTCAGTCTCTATTTTGTAGACACTAAATCCGCCGCCTAATAAATCCTTTTGGATGTTATATTCCGTACCATCCTTATTAGCATCGTCTAATATCTTTCTAAATGAACCTTCAATGATTCTAGGTAACTCTGGATTGATAGGCGCATCTTGTATTGAACGAGTAACAATAGAGGGTTCTTGCTTTGAGAACTCGCCTAACTGTCTAGAAATAAAGGCATTAATGATATTGACTTCAATAACAGGTTTTTTAAGTTCTGTTAATACAGATTCTTCTTCGTCTGTTAAATTAGACTTATAAACAAACCGTTTCATCATATGAAATCGGTCATAATTGTTTTTAAAGTAAATATAGGACTTTTCTATATTTTTCTTAATACGAACTAATTGATCGGCATGTTTTTTGGCTATCTCTGACATAATATTCTCTCTCGCATCCTTTCTCGTTGGTTAAAATGTTGAGCCATTTCGCGGACGATGTTGTTTGATTCTTCTTGCTCAGACGCATAAAAATTAATGTATTTATCGATGAGGGCTATTTTGATAGCGTCGTAGAGGGTGTCGGCGATGTCGTCAAAGCGATGGCTGTTATTAGCCGTAATCTTTCTACAATGCTCTATGCAAAGTTCGGTATGTTTACCGTAGGTAGGAAGTGATATTTTTCTTGAAGCAACATAGGGTTGTATCTCTAAGAATCGTGAGGTTTTATTGCCCGATGCGCGTGTTCTTTCAACTTCATGAATGGTAATTCCCCTAAATTCTTTGAGGATTGATATCAACATGGTTCCTGTTGATTTCTTTTCTATTGCAATAAAGGAAGGTCTTTTTTTGTAGCGAGAACAAAGACTATAAAAACTCATGAGCCGTAGTCTTAAATCTTTTGGCTCTATCCTTAATTCTTCGCAATCTATCCAGTGCAGCGCATATTCATTGGTTTCATGTTCATTGTTTTTTATCTTATAAATACCCCAAAAACTAAAGACGGTTGCATCGTTATAGGTCTTATCAGTCTCAGCCGTATCAACCGTAATAAAACTAGCAATGATTTCCGGTTCTTCATTTAATAAATAAAACCATTCAGATTTAAAAATACCGCCGCCTGCAGGCTGAGGGTCTTGTTGGTACTGGGAAGAGAAGACGTAGGGGCTTTCTTCTTTTATTTTTAATAGCGCTGCTTCATCATGTAATTGCGGGTAAAGCGCATGATTCTTTTCATCTAATGACTTTAAAACCGTTGGTGACCATTCATCATTCTTTAATAAATGCGCGGGCAAATCGTCTTCATGTAAGCGCTGACCAATGAATATAATCGGCGTCTTAATTGAATTGATACGATGTTTGAGTGTGTTGTGATACCAGTCGATAACACCGGTTCTAATTAAATCACTGGTAACCTCATCCGGTTTATGGATATCGTCAATGATAATAGCGCCACCAAAGCGATCAGACTTCTGTATTCCTGCACCCCTACCGGTAATCGTTCCGGCTGAACCAGCGGCGTAAACACAGCCTCCGGCGGATGTCTCAAAGTTATCCTTGGCGCTTGTCTCATCCGATATTTTCACGTGAAACAAATCTTGATATACCGGCAACTGCATTATTTGCCTAATAGTTTGCGTTTGTTTTTTAGCAAGACTATGTGCGTAAGAAATGTATAAGAATTGGCAGTCAGGATGATGCGCTAATGCCCAGGCTACAAAATGTATTAATAACTCTGTCTTACCATATCGAGGCGCGATATTAATCATTAACCGCGGCTTTCTATCGTAAAACACGTCCGTTAATGCACGGCAAATAGTGATGTGATGCGATTCTCTAGAAACAGGACACGAGACATTAAATTCTCTACCGGTTCTTAACTGATAGAAAACTTGGGTAAATGTTAATAGTGAACCGAGCAGCCTTGCTCTTGTATCGATGCGGTCTGTTAAATCCATGACCTACTTTTAAGTGATTACATTTTGAACCGATTAAATACGCTTATTATTTAATTAATAAATAATTAATTCTTGATTTAATCAAATAAATGGATTATATATGTATTTATTCATAAATGCATAGATAACCATGGAATTATTTATGCATGAGTGACGAGACCCATGCGTTAATTGGGGCAATACGGAGCTATCCGGTGAAATAGTCGAGACTCATGCGTCATGTGAGGTCTAACCGTGACGGGGCAATAGTCGAGGGAATTTGAATGGATCAAGGATTAGATAACGCCGTAGAGACTGGGGCGATTCCACCAGGAATCACTGAGGAAGCAGCCGAAAAGCTAATACCTCAATCAACTGTCGATAAAGCGGTTAAGCATGCTAAAAATTTAGCGTACGAGCAAGGCAAGAAAGAAGTATTGATGCAATTACAGGCTCAACAACAGGAACAACAACCTGTTAATGCTCCTGTAAATCCGCAAGGTTCTCAGAATCTAGGTGGAATGCAGTCGCTTACGCCTGACCAAGTACAAAAAATGATTGATACGCATGCTCAGCAGCAAGCTCAGCAATATCACGCGCAAAATATTGCGAATGAATTTCTAGCTAAATTATCAAACGGTAAAGATAAATACCCAGACTTTGACGAAAAAATGGAGTCATTAGACCTATCGACAATCCCGCAAATTGTGCAACTTGCGAACACCGTCGAAAATACTGATGACGTCATGTACGAGTTGGCTAGTAACCCGAATAAATTAGTTACGTTATTAAATTTAACTAATTTTGGTAATGGAAGGTTAGCGTATTTGGAAACAAAAAAGCTTTCTGATTCTATTAAACAAAACCAAACGGCGTTGCAACAACCGGTGCCCCCTGAACCTTTGAGCCAATTAAAACCCTCCAATGTCGGTACAGATAATGGCGCATTGTCGATTAGAGAATTACGTAAGCAGCAGCATTTACGCTCCTAATTACTCTTAAATCATAGTGGCCGTTATCTCCTATTTTTTAATTGGAGAGCTAGGATGGCACTGCCCCTTAATATTTTACAACAGGTTATTACCTATCAACGTTCCGGTTTAGCATATTTATTAAACTCATGTTGTTTCGTTTCTACAGCAAACACCAAATTCAAGGACTTCGATAAGATTGAGGCCAATTTGGGTGATGTGATTTCTTTCGACCTCCCGCCGCGCTATACGGTGACGAATACGCTTATTGCTAATTTCCAGGCATCGCAACAACGCGTGCAAAATTTAGCAGTAAAACAATCGGCTAATACTTCTTATGCGTTTAGCAATCAGCAATTTATTTTTAATTCTGAACGCTATATGGATCAGTTCGGTAAGTCAGCGATTAAAGAGTTGGCTAACGTTATTGAATCTAATGTTGCAAAGAATGCCACAAGTAGTGTACCATTGGATCCGGAAAATGGGAATTTTGCGCCTGACGCAACCTCAGGCCCATTTCGGTTTTTTGGCGACGGAATTACTCCCATTAATTCCTATGGTCAACTCGCGCAAATGCTCGCTAATTTCCGTGATTTTGGCGCGGCTTATGACTCTACGAAAGTTTATTTACCAATGGTGTCAGTCCCAGCTATTGTTAATAGTGGGCTAAATCAATTTGTATTAAAACGCAACGAAGAAATCGCTAGTTCTTGGTGGTTAGGTGACTTCTCGGAAGCGTCTTTCTATCAATCTAACTTGTTACCTATTCACGTTGCCGGTACGGTTGGTAATGCTAACCCCGCTACGCCTTTGACAGTCGTGTCAACTAATGATCCCACCGGTGCCAATATCACGCAAATTACCTTTAGTGGGGCAACGGCAACCGACGCTAATGCGATTAAAGCGGGTGATTTATTCCAATTCCAAGACGGTGTTACAGGGCAGCCTGATTTACGTTATTTAACCTTTATCGGTCATACGCCTTCCGCGCAACCTGTTCAATTTAGAGCAACAGCCGATGCCGCTTCTGATGGTGGTGGTAATGTTGTGGTCAATATTTCACCTGCGCTTGTTTCAACGAATGGCAGCGCTAACCAAAATATTACCAGCAATATCGTTGCAGGTATGCAAGTTAAGGTTGTTCCTTCTCATCGTGCCGGATTGGTTGTCGGTGGCCGCGCATTATTCCTAGCAATGCCACGCTTACCAGAAGAAACACCATTCCCAACCGCAGCAGACCATGATCCTGATACCGGCGTTTCATTACGTTATTACTACGGTTCTTTATTTGGTCAAAACCAACGGGGATTTGTGCATGACTGTATTTGGGGTTCGACCTTAGTACCTGAATACTCCATGCGTATTTGCTTCCCACTTTAATGGTTAATTTGGGCGGTCATTCCCTGCCGCCCTTTTTTTAAGAGGGTTTCTATGCCAGAAATTATAAATTCGCCTATACGCTATATCAATGGTTGTGTAATTACTTTTCCTAGTACGCAGACTATTTCTATAACGCCAGGCCAACTCCGCGACAGTACCAATAGTTATGATATGACGGTTAATTCGACTATTACTGCTTCGATATTGGTAAGGGGAGTAAATGGAATCGATGCAGGATCATTAACCGTTGAGCGTTGTTATAACATATTCATTATTGGCGATTCGTCTGGCCAAAATCCTACGGCTGCAATTCTTTCTTTATCATTAACGCCAACTTTACCTGGTAGTTATGATTTATTTAGGAATATAGGATTTTTCGGTGTATCGGGTGCTGGTGATATTTTTACTATGTATCAGAGTGGTAATGGGTCTGAAAGGATTTTTACTTTTGTTGGGTCGGTCTTTGTTCTATTGCCTGGAAGCTCAACAACATTTGCCAATGTCGATTTAAGTAGTTTTATACCTTCTCTTCCTAACATATTGGTCACGATGCTTGTTTCTTATAATCCCCAAGCCGCCGGCAATACATTCATATTAAAGTCTCCTTCATCAGATGAAGTACTTACTACTTCCGGAACTGGAATAACAGCAGGTCAAGATCAGACGTCTCAAATAATTCTTGCTACTAATTTAGTCAATGGAAAACCTTCGGTTTCTTATATGGTTCAAAATGCAGGCGATGAACTAACGTTATCTATCGCCTCTGTTTACCTTTCATTATAAAAGGATTTTAAAGATGGTCACTTCTGAACAATATGAATTTACTATCCCTTTATTGTAAAAGGGGAGGCCAAGGATGGCTTATACCGTTACTAAATTAATCACTAACGCTTGGTATTTATCAGGCGTCGTAGCGCGCGTCTTTGAGACTGTCAGCGGTGATCAGATATCCGATGGTCTGGACATGCTTAATGATTTATTAGGCACTCAGTCAGCTAATATGGGTCTTGTTCCGTACTATACCGTCTATCATTTTAATGCGGTTCCAGGTCAGGAGACTTATATTATTCCTAATCTTCTGGAGATCGATAGCTTAACGTTTAATATCGGCCCTGTTCGCTATTCAATGATGGAACAAAATAGAACAACTTATTTTGGTTCAGGTCGTGTCGATAATATCAGCGCATTACCTTTTAACTATCATTTGGAAAGAGGTTTAAACGAAGGAACGGTCTATGTCTATTTTCTGCCGGCTGCTGCTTACCCTATGACCTTAGTAGGTAAGTTTGGTCTTAATCAAGCCGCATTAAATACCGATTTGCTGACCATTTATGACCGTTTTTATATTACTTATCTCCGATATGCTCTGACTGAATATATTTGCGGAGAATATAACGTCACCTTAAGTCCACCGAATGAAAAGAAATTAAGGGCATTAGAAATCCAGATTAATAATAGCATTGCACCTTTAGATTTAACGATTCACAAGTTATCTACGCTAACAGGTAAATGCGGTATTAATTGGGCCGATGTGAATATAGGGCACTCATGGAGGCCAGGATAATGCCTCAATCAGATATCCCTGTTCAAATCGTAGGTGGTAATCAATTCGGACGTTATCCCAAAATATCCGAAGCTGAAACCTATAACATGATCGTCTCTGATGGCATGTTAGTTGATTATGCCGGCTATAAACTTATCCAGGATTTAGGCGGTGTAGGTCGAGGATTATTTAGCAGCACACGCTATGGAAACATGCTCGCTGTCATTTCAGACAAAATATATGTCATCTCGCCTAGTTTATCAGCAGAATTAATCGCTACCATCGATACCGCCGAAGGCGATGTCTTTATGGCTGAAAATGAAAAGAAAGAAATAGCCATTTGCGACAAAGAAAATATTTATATATTTAACTATGAAATGTCGACGTTATCGACTTCCGTATTAGATTTTCAACCAGGTTATGTCGCTTACCAAAATGGTTATTTTATAGCGCCTGATATTGCTAATCCGGTCTGGCGATTAAATGATTTAGTCACAAGTACCTCTTGGCCTAATGATGCTTCACATGTAGGCACATTTCAAACAAAATCCGATATTCCTTTAGCTTGTTTCCCATTCCCAGGTAGAGGAAATGTCCTTTTTGTTATGGGTAGTATAGGTACTGAATCATGGTTTGATTTAGGTCAACAGTTATTCCCTTATCAGCGCAGCAGTGGCTTTAATATCGATTATGGCTGTGCCAATCAAGCGACCATAGCCTTTGGTGATAACATTGTCGTTTGGCTCGCTATCAACGAGAAATCGGGCCCTGTGATTGTTATGAGCGATGGCAATGATATTAAACCTATCTCTAATGATGGAATTAATTTCAAATTAGCGCAATTAACCAAACCACAAGATTCGTATGGCTTTTTATTCAAACAAGATGGACATTTAATTTATCAGCTTACTTTTAATACCGATAACCTAACGTATATCTACGACTTTACCACGCAGATGTTTTTTACAGTCTGTAATCAGTACATGGATAAGCATATTGCGAAGAAAGTCGTCTTTTTTAACAACGCTTATTATTTTATCAGCAGCGAGGATGGCGGACTATATGAGTTCAGCACCAAATATAGTGCGCTTAATGGCGAGGAAATGCCCAGGATTAGGGTTACACCTCCCATTCGTTCTCCAGATAATTTACCTTTTATTGCCAATAGCGTTACCTTTTTAGTCGAACAAGGCGATAGCAATACTATTCAGCGTATTGATTTATCCATTGCTAAAGGCGGTAACGAATCGTTTAGCAATATTAATGGCAAGGTATTAAATAGGGTTGGATTAAGACAGAACCGTTTGATTTGGTGGAATCTAGGCCGGACAAATGAAATCAGTTTCCAGCTTCGATGCTGGGGATTATCTCGTTTTGTTTTAGGGAATGGCGTGATGAGTGTGTACCAATGAATAGAACCGTTTTTTTATTTCCAAATCCACCTACCGTTACACCTATATTAGAAGATAGAAGTTGGCACCCAGCATGGCAACAATGGATTCAACAAATAGTAGCAATTATTCAAAATAACTTATCGCCTTATGGATTTATACAACCTCAGCAACCTACAACAATTATAGATAGTTTAAATACGGCAACTTCTGAAGGAACTATAATTTATGATGAAACAATAAGAAGATTCAAAGGAAATGAGGCAGGTACTTTTAAGATATTTACTTTGACATAGGTTTTTTTAAATCAAGGATGATTTATGAGTTTTTTTGGTGATTTAGGTAATTCTCTGGGAAGTGGTGGCTTCCTAGGAAAATTATTCGGCGGTGGGAATGATGCTGCCGAAGATGCTAGCAAATATTATGATCAGATAGCCGGTGTTTTAAAAGATTATTTAGGCCCTTACGCGGAGAGGGGTAATCAAGTCTATCCTGGATTGCAACAACAATATAGCCAATTAATGAATGATCCTAATGCCATGCTTAGTAAGTTTGGCCAAGGATATCAGCAATCACCTGGTTATCAATTCCAGGTTAATCAGGCTACGGGAGCTGCAAATAATGCTGCTGCTGCTGGTGGCATGTTAGGTAGTCCGATGCATCAACAAAATACAGCTAATATGGTCAATAATTTAGCTAGTCAGGATTATAACCAGTATTTAGCACATGTATTAGGGTTATATGGTCAAGGATTAGGCGGAGAACAAGGTATTTATAACTCTGGCGCACAAATGTCAGGAAATCTAGGAGAAAATTTATCTAATTCCTTAATGAGTCAAGGAAATTTAGCCTATTCCAGCGCTATTAATAAAAATCAACAAGCATTGCAAATGGTAGGCATGTTAACTGGAACTGGCGGAGGAGGAATGGGCGGCGGTGGAGGCTATGGAGGTGGTGGAATGGGCGGCGGTGGATATTATTAGGAATTAATCATGACTATACCTGTACAACAGTTCCAAATTTTAACACCTGAGCAAGCTAATCCATTTGGTCAAGGAATGAAAACAGGCGAGGAGATATATCGTAATTTTGTTACAAATAAATATTTGCCTGAACAGTTGCAGCAACAAGCTAGGCAACGAGAGTTAGCTAATCAGACTAATGAAGTAACACTACAAAATCTTCCCGATATTTTAAAACAACAATTAATGGGGCAAAAATTAACTAATCAAATGAATCAAATGAAGGCTAGTAGTCCTTTTATGCTAAATCCTGAGGGTGCTTTGTATGATTATGCTTTTAAGCAACAGCAACAGCAACAGCAACAAGATCCTCAAGGCCAAATGGGACAATCACAATCAGGTCAGCCACAATTAGGAAATAATCAAGGCAATAATGGTTCATCTCCTTTAAATAACAATCTTTTTAATAATATTTTGTCGCAAAATTTTATGTCGCCTGAACAAAAGGCAGCAATTCAGGTTCAGAATGCTTCGAAAATAGACGAAATCAAGCAAAATAATAGAGATTATCAAAAAGAATTAAATACAGCGTCCATTGATGCCGATACTAATAGAAGGCTAGAAAAATCTATTGATCAGCTTGCTAGTTCTTACAAAAATTTAACACCAAAGCAAAGAGGTCCTATCTATGGTCATTTACCTGCACTTAGTAGCGAATCTCAAATAGCCGACAATGCTGCTAATAATTTACAAGCGGAAATGGCCAAAATTATTCAGAGTGGTGGAAGAAATACTAATTTCTTAACCAAATTTGCAGGGACATTGAAACCAAATCGTGCTATGTCGCCAGAATCTGTTGACCAACTTACTGAGGGCCTACGTGCAAATTCTCGCAGACAACAAGAACGCCCAGGATTTTTAGTCGCTGCGAGGGAAAGAGGAATTGATGCGCAAATGGCTAAGGAACTTTGGAACCAATATGACGAACAAAATCCAGTTTATGATTTTAATAAACGACAAGTAAATAAATATAAAGATAAAAGTTATATGGATTATTTATCTGATAAAGCAGTTAACGCTGTTAAACAGGGTGAATCATATAAGCCAGATATGGTGAAAATACATGCACCTAATGGTCAAGATTATATGATTAGTAGGGATAAATTAGATGCAGCATTAAAGCGAGGCGCTAAACAGGCAAGTTAATTATGAATAATCAGGATGATTTTTCAGATTTAGGTGCAGTTCCAGTTGATGATTTCTCTGATTTAGGAGCAATTCCAGTTGGTAATGAAAGTTCACAGCAAAACACTCAATCATCACAGGCGCCACAAGATTCTAGTTTATTATCTGATGTAGCGCATATCCCTTATAACTTAGCGGTTGGTGCAGGTGGTGGCATACAAAATATGGCGCATTATCTTTTGCCATCATTAATAAATAAAATTGAACCACAAGGAATTGCTCAAAATATAGGCGAACCAATTGGGGAAGCGGCCTCTTTTATTGGTGGTATAGAACCATTAATTGCTAGAGGCGCCACTTATCTTGCCATGAGAGGGTTGCCATCAGTGGCAAAGGCTGCGCAATTAGCAGGAAATTTAGGAGAAAAAGGATTATCTGCCTTATCACAAAGGCTAGGCAGTAATACCTTATATGGCGCTAGTACAGAACCAGAAGATAGATTAAAAGGCGCAGAATCAGGATTTCTTACCGGTGGTACAGGTGAACTATTAGGCGGCTTATTAGGAAAGGCACTTCCAAAAGCAGCAGAATTTTTATACCCACAAAAATATGCTAATAAACTAGCTGGGGATATCAATAAGGGGTATAGATCTGCGCAGAAAGAAGCCAATGAACTCTATAGTCCTATTACAGAAAAATTAGGGAAAGAA